TTTTTTTTTGGAGCCGCAAATGGCAAAAATCGACCGGATCGTCAATGTGGCGATCTCGCTGAACACTACGGCGATCAAGGAGCAGAACTTCTCTGACATCCTGATCCTTGGCGCGCATGCGCTGGCCGTCAACCGCGTCTTGGTGGTGACCGAGCCGGGTGAACTGCTGGATCTGGGCATGTCGCCGAATGATCCTCTGTACATCGCCGTGCGCGATGCCTTCAAACAGATCCCGACTGTCGCTCGCGTTTTCGTGGGCCGCCGTCAAGTGGATGCATCGCGCATTTCCGTGACGCGTGCCGCTGTGGCCGACTACGCCGTCTCGCTGTCGTGGCGTGATGCCGCTGGCGCCGTGCAAAAGGTGGACGTGAACGTGTCGGGTCTGGCCGAGAGCACCCCGCAGACGATCGCCACCGCGCTGGCTGCCGCCATCGCCGAAACCGACGCGCCGGTAACCGCTACCGCGACGGGCGCTGACGTTGCCGTGACCGCCAGCCAGACCGGCCAGGCCGTCGCCATCGCCGTGAAGGGCAATGTGCAATTGGCCGCACCGGTCAGCACCGAAACCCCGTCGGCCGCCTTGAACGCCTGCCTGCGCGAGAACGGTGACTGGTACGGCGTGTCGTTGGCCAGCCGTGTCGAAGCTGACGTGTTGGATGCCGCCGAATGGGTGGAATCGAACGAGCGCCTGTTCGGCGTGTCCAGCGCACAGGCCGGCATCATCGATGCCGCCGTGTCCAGCGACATCGCGTCCCAGTGCCAGCAAAAGCAGTTCTTCCGCACGCACGTCTGGTATCACGGCCAAGCTGCCAGCGAAGCGCTGGATGCCGCCGTCGCCGCCAACCGCTTCACCTTCTATCCGGGCGGTGAAACGTGGGCGAACACGCGTCTGTCGGGCGTCACCTATGACAGCCTGACTGAAGGCCAGGCGCTGGCCGCACACGCCAAGAACGCCAACACGTTCGAGCAGATGCGCAACTTCGCCGTGACGCAGAACGGCAAGGTCGCCGCCGGCGAATGGATCGACGTGATCCGCGGCCGCGACTGGCTGGCCGAGCAGGTGAAGATCAACGTCGCGTCGCAGCTGATCAACGCGAACGGCAAGGTGCCGTACACCGACGCCGGTATCCAGATCCTGGTCAACGGCATTCGCCAGGCGCTGCTGCTGGGCCAGAGCCGTGGCCTGGTTGCACCCGACGAGATCGACGACGCCGGCCGCAAGATTCCCGGCTTTGTCATCAACGTGCCGCGTGCAGCCAGCGTTTCCACCAACGACAAGGCCAACCGCATTCTGCGTGACCTGACGTTCAGCGCCCGCCTTGCCGGCGCCATCCATGTTGCCGAAATCAAGGGCAACCTCACCTACCAACAACTGTAATCGGGGCCTACTCATGTCCGTCAAAACTTACGCACCCAATCAGGTGAAGATCGTGATGGGCGCGCTGCCCATCTCTGGCCTGGCCGAAGACACCTTTGTCACCGTGACCGAAATCGGCGAAGGCATCGCCTCTGTCGTCGGCGTCGATGGCGAAGTTGCGCGTTCCATGTCGCGCGATTCGCGCCTGCGCATCACGCTGACGCTGATGCAGACCAGCGCCAGCAACGCCGCGTTGACCGCGCTGCATCAGGCCGACCGCGCTACGGATGGCAACGGCGCCGTGCCGATCTCGGTGACCGACTTGCGTGGCACGTCGCTGCACGCCTCGGACTCGGCGTGGATCGTCAAGATGCCCGACGCGGGCTACGGCGCCAAGGTCGGCAGCCGCGAATGGTCGATCGAGACCGGTCCGGCCATCAACGTCATCGGAGGCAACACCTGATGAGCGCCATCAAGGAAGTGACCATCGGTTCGACGGTCTTCCGGGTCTCGCGGTTTGATCCGTTTCGCCAGCTGAAGCTGTTGGGCGACCTGCAAAAGGAAGTGCTGCCAGCCGCGGGCTCGATGTTGACCGCCGTGTTCGGCGGTGACGGCGCGGCGCAGGAACGCGACGAAAAGGCGATGCTGAACGCCTTTCGCGAACTGTCGGTCAAGCTGGGCGGCGACAGCCTGGCCAGCTGGGCCGAACGGCTGATCGACGCGGAACTGGTCACCTTCGAGCTGGCGGGCCGCGAGCCCCAGAAGCTGACGCCGGCGCATCGCGGCCTGGCGTTTGGCGACTATGCCGAAATCCTGGAGCTCTTGTTCCACATCCTTGAGCACAACTTCGCCGGCCCTTTGGCGCGTTGGGCCGGCCGCTTTGGTCCGGCCCGCGCCAAGCTGGCGAGCCTGTCGGGCGGTTCGACGCAGGCTTCGAAAGAGAGTTGATCATCTGGCGGCCCATCCTGGCCCGCCATGTCAGCCTGGACGCCGTTAAACGCGGCGATGTCGACCTCCTGGACATCCTGAAGCTCAATGCGCTGATGGATGCCCAGGCGGCGGCCCAGGCTGCGGCAGAAAACAAGGCGAGGTAACGATGACCGTTGTACGAGAACTGGTGACGCTGTTGCGCTACCAGGTGGATGATTCCGGGCTGAGAACGTATCAGCAGGCGTTCGAGACGATGTTTTCTTCGATGGTGCGAGCAAGCGCTCAGGCCAGCGCGGCCATCAGCCAAGCCTTGGCGGGTGCGCTGCCGTCGGTGATGAATGCGCAGCAGACGGTAGGCGCCATGGTTCAGTCGCAGCGGCAGGGGGTATCGGCCGCGCGGCAACACGCCACGGCGCTTGGCGGCCTGCGAGGCGTTGTTTCTCTGACGCTGGGCGGTTCGCCCTTGAAGCGCATCTTGAGCGACATCGACGCGTGGGCGCAGACGCAGATGCGTCTGCGGCAAGCGGCCGGATCGGACGCGCAGGCGTCCGACGCCGACCGCGACCTGGCGCGCCTGTCGCGCTCCAGCCGCACGCCGTATGCCGATAACGTCGATACGTATGCACGCACTCGGCAGGCCCTGGAAGATCAGGGACGCTCCAGCATTGACGCGTCCAGCATCACCGAAGCGGTGGCGTTGGGCATGAGCTTGTCGGGCGCACCGGCGCAAGACCGTAGCGGAGTCGTCGCATCGCTGCTGAAGATGATCGAGCAAGGCAAGCTGGGCATGGAGGAATACAACGCCTTGCCCCGGCGCATGCAGGATGCGCTGGCCGCGGGCTTGGGCGTCAATCGTGGCCAGTTGCGCGAGCAGGTGCAGGGCGGGCAAGTAACGGCTACCCGCGCCTTGCCCGCGCTGGAATCGCAGTTGCCCAAGATGCGGGCGGAAGCGGAAAGCGCGCCGGCGTCCATCACCGGCGCGATGACGGTGTTCAACGACGCCATGCAGCGCTACTTTGGCGAGACGCTGCCGATGGGCCGTGCGGCGCTATCGGCGGTGACGGCATCGATTCAATTCCTGGCCGACAACATCGACGCCGTCGTCAAGCTGCTGGCGTTGGCGGGGACCAGCTTGGGGCTTGTGGCGCTGAGCAACTGGCTCCGCCAAGCCACCGTGCAGTCTGGCGGCTTGCTGCGATCTCTGGTCGCCGCCACCCGCGTGGCCTTGGGGCTGGATGGCGCGATGGCGCTGCGCAGCGGCCCGGCAGGCGCGATGCAGATGCTGTCGGTGTGGACGCGGACGCTGGCGCCAATGCTGCGCATGGCCGCCGTATTGACCACCATCTATCTGATCGGCGAAGACATCGCCAATTGGCTGAGCGGGGGCGACTCCGTGCTGGGCGGCTGGATCGGTGGCGTGGAGCAATGGCAGGATGAGCTGGATGCCGTGTCGGGTGTGCTCGGCGTTGTGAAGGATCTGCTGGTAGGCGCCGGGCAGACGCTGGGGCCGTGGATCGCTCAGTTTGGAACCATTGCCATTTTGGCCTATGGACTGTGGCAGATGCTGTCGCCCATCGGCAGCGTGATCCTCTCCATGGCGAAGATCGCCGTTCCCATGCTGTGGAACGCATTCCTGTACCTGGCCACGACCATCATCCCGCTGCTGTGGAACGGGCTGATGTGGGTGGCGACGACGGCGCTGCCGATGCTGTGGAACGGGTTGCTGTACATCGCGCGGTCCGTCATCCCGATGCTGTGGAACGCGTTTGCCATGACGCCCATTGGCCGGATCATTTCGGCCATTGGTGTGCTGGCGCTTGCGTTGTGGCAGATCTGGGAAAACTGGGATGAGATCCAGGCCTATATCTCGGCGTCTTGGGACGCGCTGATGGGAATCGCGCACGACTCCTTCCTGGGGCCGGTGATGGAATACATCTCGCCGATCTGGGCGTTCTGGAGCGAACTCGTCAGCGGCGTCGTCGCCGCGTTCACGGGCGATTGGGACGGCGCAATTGCCCATTGGCAGGGCGCCTTCAGCGGTTTGTGGACGTTCTTCTCAGGCATGGGCGGCCGCATGATCGCCACGGTCAAGGAGATTGGCGCCGCGATTCAAACGTGGGTGCTGGATAAGGTTCAGAAGGCGAAGGAGTGGTTTAAGAGCCTGGTGCCGGGCGGGTCGAAATCTGACAAGCAAGCCTCCGCGACGGATGCGGCAGGCGCCAAGCCAGACCTTGCGCCGGAATGGATGGCCGTGGCCAGTGGCGCTGTCGTTCCGGTCGTGCCGCCTGCGGTTGTGGTCGGCCCCGCGTCGAACCTCGGCCGCGCGCCGTTCTCGTACCAGAGCCACAACGACATCGTCGTCAACGTGACGGGGGGGGAACCTCAAGCCGTCAGGAGCGCTGTTGAGCGGGGCGTCGGCTTGGGCTTGCAACGCAACCTTTCCGACGTGGGCAGAACCTTCGACCTGCCGGCCCCCGTCGAGATGGTCGCCTAGGAGCAGCAATGAACTTTGTTTCCATGATCTTTGGATGGAATGGCGGCAGCAGCATTGGCGCGTTGCCACTGGATGCGTTGGTGGGCGAGAAGACGGCACTCAACAGCCGCGCCACCTCGTATGCGGTGGAAGACGGGCCGCCGGTTTCGGACCACGTGGTCCAGGAATCGGAACTGCTGACGCTCGACGGATGGGTCACCGCCGCCGACATCACCTTGCTGGGCGGCTTGAATGCGCGGGGCGCGTTGGGTGGCATGGGGGGCTCTGGCGGGGCGTCAACGGACGTGGGCCGGTCAAAACTCATCGGCGCCAAGGACGCCTTGCGCAAGATCCACGCAGACCGCCTGCCCATCAC